ACCGAGATCACCGGGGCCAACGGCGGCCCGGTGGTCATGGAGAAGGGCTCGATCTTCATCCCGCCCGAGGCCGACGACTGACCGCATGACGGACTGGCGGCCGAACCCCGGCCCGCAGACGCGCTTCCTCTCGCTGACCGCCTACGAGGCGCTCTACGGCGGCGCGGCTGGAGGCGGGAAGAGCGACGCGATCCTCGTCGACGCGGTCCGCTACGTCGGCCGTGGCTACGGCGGCGCGTATCAGGCCCTGCTCCTCCGGCGCACGTTCCCGGAGCTCGAGAAGGGGCTCATCCTCCGCTCGCAAGACCTCTACCGCCGCATCGGCGGCGAGTACTCGACGCAGGCGAAGACGTGGACGTTCCCTGGCGGGGAGCGCGTCGTCTTCGGGTACCTGGATTCCGAGCAGGACGTCTACCGGTACCAGGGGCTCGCGTTCCAGTTCATCGGCTACGACGAGCTGACGCAGTTCTCGCTGCACCAGTACACCTACCTGCTGTCGCGACTCCGCCACGCTGGCGAAGCGCGTTTCCCGCTTCGGGCGCGTGGCACAACGAACCCCGGTGGCTCCGGTCACGAGTGGGTCTTCGCACGATGGGGCGCATGGCTGGACCCGGCGAAGCGATGCGCCGAACCGGGGCAGGTGCTCTACGCGGTCCGCGGCGCCGACGATGTCGAGCGCTTCGTGCCGAAGGGCTCGGAGCCTGTCGCCGAGGGCGAGGGCTCCGAGCGGCGCTGGTACATGACCGCGAACGATGGGACCCGCTTCGAGGTCTCGTCGCACATGACGCCGCTGGGGCGCACGTTCGTCCCGGCGAAGCTCGAGGACAACCCCGCGCTCGCGAGCGACCCGACGTACAAGCGCGGGCTCGACGAGCTCGACCCCGTCCAGCGCGCGCAGCTCCGTGACGGCAACTGGCTCGTGAAGCCGGGCGCTGGTGCCTACTTCAAGCGGACGTGGATCCGCAGCTGGGTCGACCACATCGCCGAAAGCGACGTCGTCCAGCGTGTGCGCGCGTGGGACCTCGGCGCGACGACCAACGGCGATTGGACGCGGGGCGTGCGCATGGCTCGGCTCCGCGACGACTCGTACGTGGTCGAGCACGTGGCCAGCCTGCGCGGCACGCCCGGCGACGTGCAGCGATTCATCCGCTCGACGGCGGAATCCGACGGCGCCAGCGTCAAGCTTCGGCTCCCGCTGGATCCCGGGCAGGCTGGACTCGATCAGCAGCTGACGTACGCGAAGCTCCTGTCTGGATTCACCGCCGAGTGGAAGCGCCCCACGGGCGACAAGACAACGCGCTTCGGTCCGTTCTCCACGCAGGCGCAGGCGGGCAACGTCGCGGTGAAGCGTGGCGCATGGGTGGACGAGTGGGTGAGCGAGCTCGAGGCCTTCCCCGACGGCGCGCATGATGACCAGGTGGACGCCACGGCGGACGCGCTGAACGAGCTGGGCATCCCGGTTCGCATCGATGCCCCGACGGACACCACGCCTGACTTCCGATCCTACGACGACAGCGGCGGCGACGATCCACCCTTCGACTTTGCGGATTAGCCATGGCGAAAACGACGCGCGCTAGCGCCACCGCAGCGCGCGCGGACCGCACGGCCATCGCGGCAACGGCGTCGGCTCCGATCGTCTCGGACCTCCCGCTCTACCTGCAGCTCCAGCGCATCGGCGGGAAGCTCACGCCTCAGGAGGTGTCGAGCATCCTCCAACAAGCCGACAGCGGGTACACGTGGCGCCTTGTCGACCTCGCGAACGAGGCGCGGCAGAAGGACTGTCACCTCCACAGCGTGCTCCAGACGCGCGAGCTCGCGCTGGCGGGGCTCAAGTGGCAGGTGGTCCCAGGCGGCGGCTCGACGCGACTGAAGGATCGCAAGGCGGCCGAGTTCTGCGAGGAGCATCTCCGCGCGTTCGCCGATTTCCCGCGGCTCCTCTCGCACCTCGTCGGGAGCGGCCGCTATCACGGCTTCGCTGTCTCCGAGCTGCAGTACGGTATCCGAGGCGGGGCCTACGTGCCGATGTCGGCGCGTCACATCCCCTGCCGTCGGTTCGTCTTCGACCTGGCCACGGGGCAGCTGCGGCAGTGGGACGCGACGGGTGGCTCTTCGGCGCCGTATCCCGGCGTCGACCTGCAGGCGGTTTACCCCGGCCGCTTCGTCCAGTTTCAGCCGCGCACGAACGGCGACATCGCGGCCCGCGAGGGTCTTTCCCGGGTCCTCGTCTGGGCGGCGCTATGGCGCAACTGGACGGTCAAGGACTGGCTTGCCCTCGGCGAGATCGCCTGGAAGCCGTACCGGATCGGCACGTACGAGCCCGGCGCCGATCGGAAGAGCATCGACAACCTGACCAGCATCCTCAGGACGTGGTCCTCGAGCGGCGTGTGCGTCGTTCCGAAGACGACCGAGGTGAAGGTCGACTGGCCAGCGCACGGCAACGCCAAGGACACCCACGGGCAGCTCTTCAGCGTCATCGGCGCGGAGATCAGCAAGGCGGTGCTCGGCCAGACGCTGACCACCGAGCAGGGATCCCGAGGGTCTCAGGCGCTGGGGCGCGTTCACGACGGCGTGCGCGGCGACATCTTGGAGGCCGACGCCTGCGAGGTGGCCGCTGTGCTGATGCGTGACGTGCTGGCGCCGATGGTTCGAATGAACTTCGGCCCTGACCACGCGATCCCGGAGTTCCAGTTCCTCACCGAGGACGCGGTCGACATCGGGGCCTACGCCGTGGCGATCAAGAACCTGCGCGACGCGGGGCTCGAGATCGCGGCCAAGGACGTGCGCGGGAAGGTCGGCCTCTCCGAGCCGGACGAGGACGACGAGCTCCTGGGCGACGCCGAGCCCGAAGAAGACGTCCAGGGCGCGCCACCCGATGCCCAGGATCCGAATGCCAAGCCCGAAGACGCTGCCGCCGGCGGAACCGACGAGCCCAAGCCGGACGAGTGAGACATGCATCCTGACAGCGACTCTCCCGTGGCGGTCACGCGCGGTCTGCACCTGCGAGCTGTGCGCAAGGAAGACCGCTGCGCAGACTTCGTGGCCAGCACGGACGCCGTCGACTCCTACGGAGAGATCGTCGAGCAGAAGTGGGACCTGACGAGGTACGAGGCCAACCCCGTTGTGCTCTTTGCGCACAACAGCCGCGAGCTTCCCATCGGGACGGCGACCAGCGTGGGCATGAAGGGCGGCGCGCTCGAGTGCTCGATCCGGTTCGCGAGCGAGAAGGCAAATCCCCTCGCCGAACACGTCTGGCAGTCGATCTGTGAAGGAACCCTCCGCGCGGTCTCTGTCGGCTTCAACCCGAAGACGACGCGTTACGAGATGCGCGACGGGAAAGAGGTCTTCGTCCTTTCGGACAACGAACTCTTCGAGATTTCGGTGACGCCGATCCCGGCGAACCCCGACGCGCTCCAGAAGATGCGGGCGAAGGCCCACGCGGACACCGCCCGCGAGACCAGCGGGCAGGAGAAATCGAACATGGACCACGAGAAGGAAATCGCCTCTCTGAAGTCCGCCGTTGCCGATCGGGACGCCAAGCTGGCCGACCTCACGGCGAAGGCGGCAGCGGCCGATGCCGCGCTGGCCGCGGAGCGGCAGAAGCTCGCGGCCGTCGAGTCGCAGAGCGAGAAGCTGGCGGCCGAGCGTGACGCGCTTGCGGCGCAGGTGAAGGCGTTTGCCGATCGCGAGATCGAGAACGACGTCAACGCCATCGTCAGCAAGAAGATCACACCCGCGCAGCGCGACGAGTACCTCGAGATTCGTCGCCTGGACGCCGGCCTCTTTGGCCGGATGGTCGCGAAGCTCACCGACCTCCCGACGGCGGGCGCGAGCCCGGTCTCTCCCGACAGCGCCGAGCGGTCCGCGCCGGCTGCCAACCACGACCCCAGCGGCGAGCTCAGCTCGATCGCGATGAAGCGCGCGAGCGCCTGAGGAGCCACCCATGGCCACCCGCCCGATTTTCGACCTCTGCCATGCGACGCTCAAGACCGTCACCGTCGCACCGACCAAGACGTCCACCTACGGCTACCCGCAGACCTTCACGCTCGCCTCCGACGGCAGCCTGCTCACCGAGGACTCGGCGAGCGGCGCGGCTGCGGACGCGATCTGCGTCGAGGGCGTCGCTGGCTCCACCACGACGGCCGGCAAGCAGTGCCTCGTCGCCCTCCTGAGCGGCGGCAGCATCCTGCCCGTCAAGGTCGGCACGGGCGGCTGCACGGTCGGCCTGTGGGCCAAGATCGTCAGCGACGGCGCCACCGATTCCGGGACGCTCGGCGGCGGCACCACGCTCGTCAACGTCATCGGCAAGTTCGTTCAGACCGGCTCGGCCGGCGACATCGTCGGCATGCAGCCGGCTCCCTTCGCCGCCGTGAAGGCGTGAGGCTGACCATGGACCAGCACAACCGATTCGAGCTCTCCCACCCGGAGATCAACACGCAGGTGAAGGCGGACGCGCGCAAGTACGCCGCGTTCGCGCAGAACCTCCGCGCCCTCAGCCTGAGCGTGGACCCGAAGGAGCGCGAGCTCGCGCGCAGGGCGAACGTCGCGCTGATTCAGGGGATGCGGAATCCGTCGCACGTCGATCCCGACGCGACCGAGTTCCAGCGCTCCCTGGGCCCCGCGGCCGTCCACGTCGACACGTCGCTCTCGAACCTGTCGATCCAGTACCGGAACGAGGAGTACATCGGCGACTACCTCCTGCCGATGGTGCCGGTCGACAAGCTCAGCAACGTGTTCTTCAAGTACACGAAGCGGAGCCGGCTCGCCGCGCCGGACGACCAGCTCGCCCAGCGCTCGCAGGCGAACGAGATCACGGACGGTCGCGAGACCGACTCGTACTCGTGCAAGTCCTACGGCCTGAAGGACTACGTCGACGCGCTCACGGTCGAGAACCAGGACTCGGCGCTCAACGAGATGATGGACGCCACCGAGGCGCTCAACGACGTTCTCGCGTTCAAGCGCGAGCTGCGCCAGGCGGCGATCCTCACCTCCTCGGCCAACTACGGGACGAACACCGCGGCCGTGTCGGCGCTCAACCGCTGGGACGTGACCAGCGGCGGCACGATCATCAGCGACATCCAGGCGGCCGTTGCGGCGCTCTGGTCCGGCGCTGGACCTTCCAAGAAGGTGGGCTTCTGCTCGCTCGACGTCTGGAACGCGATCGCGCGCAACGCGAAGATCCTCGACCTGTTCAAGTACACGAGCTCCGGGCTCGCGTACCCGAAGCAGGTGGCCGGGTACTTCGGCCTCGACGACATCCTCGTCGGCGCCGCGCGCAAGGACACCGCGAACGAGGGCCAGACGGCGAGTTACTCGCGCATCTGGTCGGACGTCTTCGGCATCGTCCGCGTCGCGACGCGGCCCGGCCTGCGCAACGCGAGCTTCGGCTACACGATGCGCTTCAAGGGTCGCATCAGCACGAACCAGTGGTTCAAGCAGGACGCCGGCGCCGAGGGCGGGTACTTCACCCGCGTCTCGTACTCGGACGACTACAAGGTCGTCGCGGCGGACACCGGGTACCTGCTCACCACGGTGATCGGCTGATGGCTGACGCGAAGAAGGCTCCGGAGGCGAAGTCGTCTCCGGAGCCGAAGGCGCCCGCGTTCGTGCGCGTGCGCGTTGCCGGCCCCGGCTCCGTCTCGACGATGGTGGCCGGCGCGCCGAAGTGGCTCGCTCCTGGGGACGAGGCGGAGATCGAAGAGATCGATGCCCTGTCCCTCGGCGACGCCGTGACGCTGATCTGACGAGGACGAAGCCATGGCCAGCACCATCACCACGCCGACCGCGGTCATCGCGAACCCCGGCACGTTCAGCGACATCAACACCGCGATCGGAGCCGCCAAGACCGACATCGAGGCAATCCAGACGGCGACCGTCGCGGCGCAGGTGGGCGCGGGCCCGCGCTGCGTCCGCGGCGTCGTCACCGCCAACGTCGCCTCGCTTTCCGCGTTCACGGTGGCCGGCAACGACGGGCTGACATACGCCGCTGGCGAGCGCGTCCTGCTCGCTGGGCAGACGACCGCCGCGCAGAACGGGATCTACGTCGTCGGCACCGTGGCCGCTGGCGCCGCGCCGCTCACGCGCGCCACCGACTTCGCGGCAGCGGCCGCGATCGTCAACGGCTGCGTGGTCGAAGTCAGCGAGGGCACGCTGTGGGCGGGCTCGAGCTGGAAGGCGATGTGCACGGGCGCCAAGGTCGTCGCCACGGACGATCCCCTCTTCTACCCGCGCCACGTGAAGGCGACCGTCACCCTCGCCACGGGCGTCTACGCGCTCGGAGCGACCGAGGGCCTGTTTCTCTTCTCGACCACGAAGAGCAAGGTGCTCTGCACGTACAACACGCCCGACACCATCACGCTCAGCGTGGCGCTAAAGTGCGCCGTCGCGGACCGCACGGCGGGCAAGAGCGGCACGGCGGCGGCGACGGTCAAGGCCGTGAAGGCGGACGCGACGACGAACACGGCCGACGTGTCGACGGTGGACGTGCTCGTCACCAACTGGTGATCCGATGGCGTCGACGCTCTGGGCGGCAACGCTCGCGCAGTTCCGTCGGCGCCTCACGTCTGCGATCTACGACGCGCACTTCGACGAGGACAACGACGGGCAGGCGGAGACCGAGTCGGCGACCGATCTCCTCCTCGATGCGCAGTCCAAGGTGGAAGGGGCGCTGCGTGGCAACTACGTGTTGCCGCTCTCGCCCGTTCCTCGGCTCGTCACGAAGCTGGTGCTCGACTTCGCCCAGGTCGAAGCGGCGCGGCGGTCTCCCGAGATCGCCAGGCGCTCGCCCGAGGATCTGGAGAAGTCTGCAAACGAGGATCTGATGATGATCCGCAAGGCGCAGGTGCGGCTCGACGACGGCGCGGACGGCACGGCCACCGAGCCGGAGCCGAAGAACGTCGCCGCCGTGATCCTGGTCGGAACGTCGGATGATGTCTCCGATGGGGTCGGGAGCGGCACGTTCGAGGGTGGCTTCGGCGTCTTCTGACGCTCGGCAGCTACGACCCCGACGACTGCGAGTAGCGATGACCGGCCTCATCGACATCGACTTCGACCTCTCCGACATCCGCCGTCGCTGCGCGGACGCCAACGCGGTTCTCCGCAACGGCGTTCGCGGCGCGGTGATGACGGCGGCGAAGGAGGGGCTCGAGACGGCGAAGGCGCGGCGCCGGTACAAGGACCGCACGGGCGACCTGACGCGCAAGGCGTACGTCGCGCGCAACATGGGCGGCGCCAACGACGCGAACGCCGTGATCGTGTGGCCCGTCTCGTACGCGGCCATCGTCGACGGCGGGTCGCGCGCGCATGCCATCTTCCCGAAGCAGGGAGCCGGCTTCCGCGGGCCCGTGCGACAGGGGCAGGGTCGCAACCGCAATGGCGACGCGACGCCCGCGCTGGCCTTCACGGTCGGCGGTCGGCTCGTGTTCGCGAAGTCGGTGAAGCACCCCGGGACGAGCGGGTATGGCTTCGCCGGGGACGCGTACATCAAGGCCGAAGCGGTGCTCACGCGCGAGTGCGAGCTCGTCGTGGCGCGCGCCGAAGCCATCTTCAACAGGTGACCCATGGCCGAGCGATTCGGTGCGCTCGAGTTCCCGGTCCCGGCGGCCGGCGAGGACGAGCCGCTCAGCGACCCCTGCCTCGACACGGTGCTGCGCTGCCTCGTCGCTGTCATGAACGAGGGCCCGCTCGCGCAGGCGTGGGCCATCGCCGCTCCGAAGACGCCGAAGCCGGTGAATCAGGCGTACGCGGGTGACCCGGCGCTGACGAACTTCGGAGCGGCGGACCTGCCGGCGCTCTTCCTCTGGCGTTCCAGCCGCGGCGCCGCGTCGTTCCTCGCCGACGACTACATGATGTCGTCGGACTCGCTGTCCCTGATCTGGTGTTTCCCGAAGGCGACGCGCGAGCTGAAGAGGCGGCTCGACAACGTCGTCAACGCGCTGACGAAGCTGATCGCTGTGACGATCTACGAAGGCCGGCACACGGCCTGGATCGACACCGGCGACACGGAGCCCGAGGCGCAGTACCTCGGTTCCTACCTGTGGCAACGGGCCGGCGTGTGGACGATGAGCCCCGGCAAGTGGTCCACCGAGCCGGTGTCGATCGAGATGGACGACGGCAGCCGCGCGCCGGCGCCGTACCAGGCGATCCGCCTCCCGATCGAAATCGAGGAGCGCTACGTCGCGCCCACGGTCGACATGCTCGCCGGGCAGGCGACGCTGCAGATCCCGGATGAGCCGGACCCGTTCGTGACGAACGAGGTCGCTCTCCCCATGCCGTTATCCCGCTGCGCGCCCCCGCGCGACTGCGGAGGCCCGACGCCGAGTTCCCTCCGGCGGTGGGCGTAACTCTCCAACCGCCGAAGAGGCCTCATGCCCGATACGAGCTTGCTCGTCGTCGCCAATCCGTATTGCGCGCTCGACGAAGACGGCAACCCCGTGGGCGCGCTCCCGCGCGCCGACGTTGGCGGAGGCCGTCTCATCGGCGCCGCGTGGGAGGTCGCTCCCGACGGCGCGCGCCGGCTCGCGTTCGCGTCCGAGCCCGAGCGGCTCCCCGATGTCGTCACCTTCCGGCGCTGGCTCCAGCACGGGGAGATCTTCCCCGCCGACGAGGCCACGGCGCGCGAGGTGGGGCTCGAGTGGAAGCCCGTGGCCGAGGCGCTCGACGCCGCGAAGAAGGCCGCCTGCGCCTCGTTCCAGGCCGCGAAGGGCCGTCTGCCGGCCTTCGCCATTCCGACTACGCCGCCGGCTCCGCCCGCGGTCGAGACCACCCCCAAGGCCGGAAAGGCCGGGAGCTGACCCATGGGCCAGATCATCGTCACGGGCCTCAATCCGGCGGGCAAGGTCCCCGCGGCCCTGTTCAACGTCAACGTCGGCCAGGGCCGCGTCACGCCCGGGAACATCCCGCGCTACCTCCTGCTCGTCGGCAACAAGCTGTCCGGCGGTTCCGCCACGGTGGACCAGGACGTCAACGACATCACGCCGAGCACGGACGTCCACGCGCTTTACGACAAGCGCTCCGAGCTCGCCCAGATGATCTACGCCGCGCGGCAGTATCCGGGCGTCCGGATCAAGGCCGTCGCGGTCGCGGAGGCATCGGGCGGCGGCGCCGCGTCGGCCACGATGACCATCACGTTCGCGACGAACGCGAGCAGCGCCGGCACGTGGCGCTTCTGGATCTGCGGCGAGTACGTCGAGCTGACGGTCGCCAACTCGGACACGCCGTCCACGCAGGCCACCGCGCTCGCCACGGCGATCAACAACGCGCGCCAGGGCACGCTCCCGTGCACGGCCTCGCCGTCGTCCGGCGTCGTCACCGTGACGATCTCGAACAAGGGCGTCCGCGGCAACGACTGGACCGTCTACAAGGACGAATCGCTGAAGCCGGGCGGCACCACGTGCACGCTCGCGTCGACGTCGACGTACACGGTCAACCCCGGCAAGGGCGGCGTGACGGGCGTGCGCTTCGGCGACGGCGCCGGCTCCGACTCGGTCGCGAACGTCATCACCGTTCTGGCGAACGACACGTACTTTACGATCGCGTCGGCGCCGAACGACACGACCAACGGCACCCGCTGGAAGACTGCGCTGACCAACAAGGCGGCGATCGGAACGCAGCGGTACGAGCACCTCGTGATGGGCCAGAACGGCCTGTACGCGACCGCGCAGACGCTCGCGACGACCGAGAACTTCCACCGGTTCCGGGTGCCGTGGATGCGCGGCTCCGAGTCGCACCCGTCGGTGATCGCGGCCTCGGTTGCGGCGCTGATGACACAGAAGGACCAGGTCCACCCGAACCAGTCGTACAACGGGGCGGAGCTGCTCGGCGTGCTGCCGCAGCGCGCGCCGCTGGACATCCCGGGCGGCGGCGAGACGGGCGAGCAGCAGATCGCGCTCGAGAACGGCGTCACGCCGATCACCACGCAGGACGGCGTGGCGAAGTGCGTGCGCCTGATCACGACGAGGTGCCTGCTCAACTCGGTACCCAACTACAAGTGCATCGACAACGGCCAGGCGCGCACGCCGGACGTTGCCGCCGAGGCCGTCAAGCTGGCCTGGGATACCGACTTCGTGGTGTCCAACCCGTGGGTGGGTCCGGACCCGGCGGAGGGCGAGAAGACGCCCGAGCAGGGCAAGGCGTACCCGCGTCTCTGGACGTCGTACGCGCAGGGAATCCTCAGCGCGAAGATCAGCGCGAACTGGTTCGAGAGCGTGACCATCTCGTCGGAGTACGACAACGACGGGAAGCAGATCCTCACGCAGATCGACCTGGAGATCACCGCGCTCGACCACCGCATCGGCGGAAACATCAACCAGGTGGTGAGCTGAAATGGCCCAGGAAACGCAGCGGTCGAGGTCGTTCTCGATCTACTTCAAGGGCGAGAAGGTCGGGACGATGGAGACGTCCGACTACGCGCTCGCAGGCAACCACGAAGCGCACCAGACCGACGGCGGCGGCGTCTTCACAACCGGCAAGACCACGAGCACGCTGAAGGCCAACACCATCACGGTCACGGCGGGCAAGACGGCCAAGCTGAAGCGCGCGCTGGTGCAGGGAGAGGTCGTCACCATCCAGGTCGGCGTCGTCGATGGCGACATCGACTCGCTGCAGATGATGGTCAACGGCGTGTCGTACAACTCGGACGTGAAGAACGGCAAGCTCATGGGCGCGTTCGACTTCATCGGGTTCGAGCCGGAGTCGACCTGACGGAATGAAGCTCTCCCAGGCAATCGCGGCAGCCAAGGCCGCAGGCGTCCAGGTCTCCGACATCGAGGCCGGCACGAAAGCCCGCAAGGCCGTGCCGTTCTCGATGGGCGACGGGGCGCCGCAGTTGCACGTCAACGACGCCGGTCAGCTCGTCCCCACGGACGGCTCCGGCGTCGTTCTCGTTGATGTCCGCGTGCTCGACATCCTCGAGGAGGCGCAGTGCGCTGCTGACGCGCGCTCGTTCGCGAAGGCGCAGGGCGTGGACGACCCCCGCGAGGGGAATCCGATCTACGACTACGCGCTGATGGTCCACGTGGTCGTGCGCGCGACCATCGATCACGACTCGCCGGCCGACAAGCCCGAGCCGTTCTTCGACGGCGGCGCGACCCAGGCGTGGAAGCTCGACCGCGAGCGGATCGCGATGCTGTACGAGCATCAGGCGTCGTGGCAGGCCGCGTGCTCGCCGCGCAAGCTGCAGCTCTCCGAGGGCGAGTTCCTGGGCTTCGTGACGTCGCTGGTGGTCGACGACTCCGACGCCCCTTTCGACTCTTTGCCGCTCGCTACTGTCAGGAACTCCATGCGTACTTTGGCGCGCCTGTGGCTCGGCTCACAGCCGGTCAAATAGCCGCCTACGCGCAGGCACGCATGGCGTGGGCTGAACGGTATCCGAAGAACCCATGAAGCTCTCCGACGTCGCCTCCGGGCCCGCGCCGCGCATCGTCGTGCTGGAGCCGAGCGCGTTCTCGCCGAAGTGGGAGAAGCGCCCGGCCACGGCCGTTGCGATCGGCATCCGGCCCCTGTCCTTCGAGGACTCGCAGTCGGCGATGGCTGCGGCCGCGGAGGAAGCGGCGGAGTGCCGCGGCTCCGCGTCCGACGTTTACGCGTACCAGGCGGAGGCGCTCATGGCGCACGCCGTGGCGCTGGCGTCCTGCGATCCGAACAACGCGTCCCGTCACTACTGGGATTGCGGCGCCGACTCCGTGCGCGAGGCCCTGACGACGGCCGCCGTGCGGCGCCTGTGGGACGAGCTGGAGCTCGCCACGCTCGAGACCGGAGCGAGCCGTCCAGAGGCCACGGAGGACGACAGGACGCAGCTCGCGCGGCTCCTCCGCGGCCGGCGCTGGCGTGCCTTCGAGGGCCGGGCGCCATCGGCGAAGGTGACGCGTCTCCTGAAGGTGATCCGCTTCGCGCTGGAGGAAATCGAATCCGCCAACGCCGCCGAGTGACCCATGGCCGACCTGAAGATCAGAATCGGCGCGTCGGTCAACGCCGACATGGGCGCGGTGGTGTTCGAGCCGCTGGTGAAGGCGGCGCAGCGCGCCCGCGGGCAGATCCGCAAGGCGATGGACGTCGGGCCCGAGGTGGCCAAGGACCAGAACACGGCGGCACAGAAGGCCCTCGCGTTCCGGATGGACCTCGACAAAAAGGCCTTCGCGGCGCACCTGCAGCGGTCGCGCGACGCGGCGAAGATGGACGCGGCGTCGCGCATCGCCGCCGACAAGAACGCGACCGCGGTCCAGATCGCGAACATCAAGGCGCGCGCGCAGGCCGAGCGCGACGCGATGCGCATGGTGGACCAGCTCCGCCGGGACCAGGCGCAGCAGAGGCAGCGCGAAGCGAAGGCCGAGCGCGTGGCCGCAGCGCAGCCCAGCGCGCTCGTGGCGGCGTCGGGGCGCTTCCTGAAGGGCGCGGCCAGCAACGCGATCGGGATGGCAGGGCGCGCCGCTGGCGTGGCCGGCGACATCGCGCGCGGCGCCGGCGTGAACTTCGACATTGGCTCCGCCGTCGCGAAGGCCACGTCGCGCGAAACCGCGGCCATCGACCTCATCAACTCGACCACGCAGGGCGACAAGACGGCGTCGCAGCGCATGGCGGAAGCGAAGCTCCTGCAGGCTCAGGCCGCGAAGGTCGGCCAGGAGACGGCGATCGACCCGGGCAAGCTGCTGACGGGTATGCAGCAGTTCGCGAGCATCACCGGCGACCTCGAGGCCGCGAAGGCGTCGATGAAGGATCTCGCCGTGCTCGCCAGCGGCACCGGGTCCAACTTCGAAGAGATCATGCTGGGCGCGGGCAAGCTGAATGCCCAGCTCGAAGGCACGGCGTCCGAGAAGGCGCCGAAGGTTCTCGCGATCATGCGCGCGCTCTCCGCACAGGGGCAGCTCGGCGCGATCGAGATGAAGGACCAGGCGAAGTACATGGGCATCCTCGCCGCCCAGGCCGGCGCCTACAAGGGCGACCTCTCGAAGAACGTGATCATGCTCGGCGCGATGACGCAGATCGTGATGCAGAAGGGCGGCGTCGGCAGCGCAGCGCAGGCGTTCACGTCGCTCCGCGCGTTCACGAGCACGTTCAACAAGTCGGCGCGCCGCAAGGAGCTCGCCGCGGCCGGCGTGAAGTTCGAAGGCGACACCGGGCTCAACGACGTCGAGACGATCATCAAGGCGTCCATCAAGTCGAGCGTCGGCAAGGACGGCAAGGTCGACCGCAACAAGCTCTTCGGCAAGGAGTTCGCCGACGTGCGCGCGCAGGCCCCGCTCATCGCGGGCCTGAAGGCGTACACCGAGGCCGGCGGCGGGCAGAAGGGGCTCGACGCGATCTCGGAGATGTTCAAGCCGCTCCGCGAAGCGATGATGAAGGAGTCTCAGATCAAGGAGGCTCACGACACGAAGATGCAGAGCACGGCCGCGAAGGCCGAGGTGTTCCAGCAGAAGCTGGACCGCGCCGTCGGCGACATGGCCGACAAGGTCATCCCGCAGCTGCTCGTGCTGGCTCCCGAGATCCTGAAGGTCACGCAGGCGTTCACCGGCATGATCGAGTGGGCGACGGCGAATCCGTTCAAGGCGGTGGCCGGAGCGCTCTCCGCGTCGATCCTGAAGGCCGGCATCGCTGAGGCGATCCAGATGGCCGCGCAGAAGGCCATCCTCGGCGGAGGCGGCGGGAGCATCCCGGGCCTTGGCGGAGCTGGCGGCGGGGCAGGGATGGGCGCCACGGGCGCGGGCGGGGCGCTCGGCGCGATGGTGGTCGGCGCGGCGGCGTTCGCGGCTGCGGCCGCAGCGATCTACGGCGCGTCCGAGGTGTTCTCCGCGGGCGTCACCAAGTTCAACGAGTGGGAGATCAAGACCGGGCGCCGCTTCGACGACGAGAAGAACGACGGCAAGGCGCGCGACCCGAAGACGGGGAAGCTCCTCAACCCGACGCCGGGCGAAGAGAACCTCCTCGACAAGCAGTTCGACTTCCTCCGCGACGGCGTGGTGAAGCCTCCGCAGTACGAAGACATCACGCCCGTCGGGCCCAACGGCTTCAGCCTCGAGCAGCCGGAGACCACGAAGGACTGGGCGGCGACGTTCCGCAACCCGGACGACGTCGCCGCGCAGGCCGACGCGCTCGCCGCGAAGATGCCGAAGGCCGACGACATCGGCGCCGCGGTCGCCGCCGGCATGAAGGGCGGCACGCTCCAGGTCAACGTCCTGAACATGCCGAGCCCTGGCGCTCCTGGCGTGAATCCATTCGGCCGCACGGGCCCGTGAGGCACCATGGCCGCTCTCGACAACCTCCCCGCCGCGTCGTTCGACTCGATCGCGTTCCCGTTCACGAGCCGGAACGTGAAGCTCGTGGCGCGGCACCACGTGCACGAGTTCAACCGCATGAACGGCGGCGCGGTGGAGAAGCTCGGCCGCAAGGTCTACGAGTTCAGCTTCGAGGCGCTCTTCCACGACACGTCGACGAAGTACCCGGGGCTCTATCCCGACAGCCTCCGGCAGATCCGCGAGCGCGCGGAGAGGCTCGACACCGCCTCGCTCGTCATCCCTGAGATCGGGACGATTCGCGCGATGATCACCGAGTTCTCGCAGACGCGGAAGGGCAAGACCCGGAGCGGCGAGGACGTGTCCCTGCACTTCATCGAGGACGACCTCGAGCCCTTCCGCAAGGCGTCCGTTCCGACGTCGCGCGACTCGTTCGCCGAAGCGTCCGAGGCCTACATCGCGAAGGTGAAGGAGATCAAGGACACGACCGAGTACAAGGTCCAGGTCGAGAAGGAAAAGCCGAAGAAGAGCCTCTTCGACTCGCTCGACGACGCGATCGGCGCGGTCAACGCGGTATCCGATCAGGCGCAGCTCTTCGGCAACGCGTTCGCCAGCAAGCTCGACAAGGTCTCGGCGCTCTGCAAGGCGATCCACAGCACCGTCGGCTTCCTCAAGAACCCGGTCTTCCACGCCGTCGCCGAAGCGGTGCGCGGGCTGTGGGACGCGACCCAGAAGCTGAAGACGGACCTGCACAAGAGCGGCCGCAAGCTCGTCCCGTACATCGTGCCGGCCGTGCTCAGCGTCGGCGCGATCGCGGGCAACCTGTACGGCGACGCGTCGCGCGGCGGGGAGATCCTCTCACTGAACGCCATCGAGGATCCCTACGCCGTGAAGGCCGGGACGCGGCTCCAGGTCTACCAGGCGACATGACGCAGGCGGTCTTCAACGGCATCCGCGGGCGCCAGGACATCGTGAGCCTGGTCCTCGGCGGCGAGACCGTCATCCAGTCCGAGAGCTACCAGGTCAAGAGCGCGATCCTGACGCAGCCGAGCGCGTTCTCGATGCGGCTCGGGACCGGCGACTCGCTGGCGAAGCTGCTCGCGAAGTACCCGCCGAACACGCCGTTCCAGCTCAAGATCAACGACATCACGTACCAGACCGGGCGCACCGACTCGCGCGGCTCGGCGGCGACTGGGCACGACGAGCTCGTCCTCGGCGGGCGCGACCTCCTGTCGGTGATTCACGACGGCTCGATCCCCGAGGAGTTCACGCTCTCCGACCCCACGTACGGGGACATGATCAAGAAGGTCCTCACGACCAACGGGCTCACCGACGCCACGCTCGTCGGCAGCAACGCGGCGAACCGCGGGGCCATGTGCGGCACGAAGCGCGACCTCGAGCTGGAAGGCCCGCGCGACGCACTCGGTGAGAAGGTCGAGAACGAGGCGAAGGGCGTCCCCGATCGCAAGCTCGAGGCGCACTTCGGCGAGCGGTGGCTGGAGTACATCCACCGGCACATCGGGCACGCGGGGCTCTTCCTGTGGGCCGCGGCCGACGGGAAGACGTTCATCCTCTCCGAGCCGAACCCGAACCAGGTCCCGCTCTACCAGCTCCTGCGGAAGTACAAGACGACCAACGGCGTCAGCAACGCCTGCACGATCATCTCCGAGACCTTCAACGACGACACCGTCGGGCGCTGTTCGGAATGCCGCGTCTACACCCGGAGCGCGTCGAAGAAGAAGGGCCGGCAGCAGGCGCAGGGGATCGCGCACGACAAGGAGATGCAGGCGTACGGATTCAAGCGCGTCCACGTCGAGAAGGACGTCAACGCGAAGACGCCGAAGCGGGCGGAGTTCTGGGCGCGGAAGTGGGTCGCCGAGAGCATCCGCCGCGGCTGGCGCCTTTCGTACAAGGTCTACGGGCACACGACCAAGAGCATGATCGGCGAGCACGTGTGCTGGACGCCGGACACCGTGGTGTACGTCGACGACGAGAAGCTCGGGCTGCGCGGGAACTACTACATCGAGGGCGTGACGTTCGACGGGTCGCCGCACACGACGACGACGCTGGACCTGATGCGCATCGACTCCCTGATCTTTTCCGACAAGGTGCCAGCGTGACGAAGTGGGCCGGGCTCGCGTGGGACATCGGCACGTGCACCGTCACGACCTACGTCGATGGCGAGCTCGTCGGCCAGGTGTCGCGCTACTCGGGCGCCGGCGGCGCGCCGTACCAGGTGCATTCGCCGTACGGGTTCCGCTCGCGCCCCACGGACCCCGACGCGGACGGCGTGGGCGCGCAGGCGCTGTACGCGATCGAGGGCAACGAGGGCCACGTCTGGTTCCTCAGCGACTCGCGCGACGACGACAAGGTCCCGAAGCTCGACAAGGGCGGCTCGGTGCAGCACAACGCGCTCGGCTCGTTCGACGTCTTCGCGAACAAGGCGGACACGAAGGACGGCACGAAGACGATCTACGTGCCCGTCGCGTTCGACGGGGCAGGGAAGGCCACGAAGGCGCACGCGGTCACCATCGGGCTTGACGGCAACGGGAAGCGCTCCGTGACCATCCTGCACGCCGACGGGATGCGGATCTCGATGCTCGAAGGCGACAAGAACAGCGTCGTCATCGCGAACAAGGCGAACGACGCGTGGGTCGAGGTGAACGACGACGGGATCTGCCTCAACGGCAACGTGAAGATCTCCGGCAACCTCGGCACCGGGCCGCTCGCCACCGCGTGGTTCACGGCTGTCACCGCCGCGCTCACCGGCCTGGGCGCGTCCCCCGGCCCGCCGCCCATCTCCCTGACGGCGTGACGTGAGCAACTGCGTCTTTCCCGTCCTCGCGCTGCCGACGCTCGCGATCCCGTTCCCCGCGCTCCCAGCGCTCCCAGCGCTGCCGGGGCTGCCAGCCCTCCCTGCGCTTCCCGGCCTTCCGGCGATTCCTCTCCCGACGCTGGCTATCCCGTTCCCGGCCCTGCCGTCGTTGCCGGCGCTCCCGAGCCTGCCGGCGCTTCCCGATCTCCCCGGGCTCCCCGCAATCCCGCTGCCGACCCTGGCGATCCCGTTCCCCGCGCTGCCCAGCCTCCCCGCGCTCCCCAGCCTGCCCAGTATCCCCTGTCCGCTCGACTAGCAGCCCCACCATGCCCCTCGGAGCCTTCCCCCTCGGCATCGGCCCCACCGGGCACGACCCGGTCGCTGACGCGGCCCTGCGCGCCGCCGACCAGGGCCCGCTGGGCGTGTTCTTCGACGCGCGCACCCGGGACGCCAAGCTCCGCACCGACGGCACCTTCGAGGCGACGCACCCCGTGGACCAGCGCGTGGTGATCGCCCTGACGCTGGCCAAGGGCGGCGTGAAGTCGGCGCCGACGGCCGGCCAGACGTTCACGGCTATCGAGTACCTCGGTCCGACGCTGGAAGCACGCGTGCGCGACGCCATCCGCATCGCGCTCAAGCCGATCACCGACGCGCGCGACATCAACGTCGTCGGCGTCCGCGTCGAGCGCATCGAGGGCGGCTTCGTCTTCGAGATCGACTACCAGAACCTGCGCATCGCCGGTTCGCCTCCCCGCACGCTGACGGTGTCCTGATGCCGATCGACAAGCTGCCGACCGAGATCACGGTCCCCGAGCGCGACGCGATCCACGAGCAGTTCCTCGTCGACTACCGCTTTCAGGGTCCCGACGGCGTCGACACGCAGGAAGGCACGCTCCCGTACATCGAGGGCGCAGTCTTCGCCGACAACATCCTGCCGATCTGGGCGGCGGCGAAGAAAGCGGGCAGCAACCTCGTCCTGACCGAAGCGCAGGGCGCCGCGCTCGAGCAGTGGGCCGTGAGCAAGGGCCTCGACGGACGCCTCCCCGCGACGGGCGCCACCGGCTACGTGATCGCCGACGTCGCCACGAGCGGCTCGCAGATTTTCGTCGGCGACGAGCTGAAGAAGGGCTCGACGCGCTACGAGGTGACCGAAGAGAAGGTCTACCTGCCCGACGACCTGATTCCGGTCGCCGCCGTGGACCTCGGGTACGGGACGAACCTCGAGCCCGACATCGTCCTGACGTGGAGCTCGCCGCGCCCCGGCTGCAACCCGACGGCGAAGGTCTGGGAGAACTCGCAGGGCGACGGCCTCACCGGCGGACGCGACGCGGAGACCGACGGCGAGCTCGTCGACCGCATCATCGACATCTCGAAGAACCCGCCGGCGAGCGGCAACGCGGCGGAGTACATCCTCCGCGCGCAGCAGACGCCCGGCATCCCCGTGCAGAAACCATTCTGCTACCCAGGGATAAAGGGCCCCGGCACGATCGCGGTCACGTTCACCATCCGCCCCGACACGCCGGGCGCGTCGCGCGCGCCGACACCCGCGCAGCTCGCGGCGCTCGAGGCGCACCTCCTCGGCGCGTTCCCCGCCGACGATGGGATCTTCGTCACGAGCATCACCGAGGAGCCGACCGACTTCGCCATCAGCGTCGACTGGCGCAAGGAAGCGGTCGGCTGGGCGGACACCATCCCGTGGCCGTCGTCGTACACGCCGAGCGTCACCATCTCGGCCGCGACCGACGCGACGACGTTCTCCGTCTCCGGCGGCACGACGGCGCCGCAGATCGGAAACACGATCGCGGTCTACGACGCGACGGCGCGCGTGTTCTACCGCAAGAAGATCCTCACGGTCACCGGTACCGGCCCGTGGGCCCTGACGTGCGACACCGCGGCGAACGCGAGCGACACCACGTTCACGCCGGTCGTCGGGAAGCGCGTCTCGCCGTGGAGCGATTCCCTCCAGGCGCTGATCGATCCTCTCGTCGCCTACTTCGACCGCACCGGCCCCGGCGAGCAAAAGGCGTCGTTCTTCGACCCCGGCGACCGGCAGCGCCGCTACCCGCCGACGCCCGCCGAGTGGCCCGCGCAGGTGGGCTCGCGCGTCGAGGCCGATCTCCAGTCCGTCGACGCCGTGCAAGACCTCCAGGTGCAGGTTCCGACGCTCCCGCTCGCGTGTCCCGTCGGCACCGCCACGGTGCTCTCGAAGATGCGCATCCTCGGCCACGTTGCTGCCTACCCGCTGACCTGACGCCATGGCCTCTCCCGACACGCTCACCTTCGACATCGTCCCCGCGCGTCGGCCATCCACGGCCGACGTTGGCGGCTGCAACAAGCAGCAGACCGCAGGCGCGAAGGCCCCCGATCCCGATCGCCACCTGACGAAGGACGACGTCGACCAGTGGGCCGAGCAGATCCGCCAGCTCGCAGGGCTCGCGCCGATCGCGAAGCTCACGATGCGCTACTCGGCTGGGTGGCAGAAGCACCTCGTCCAGGCGATGGGGACGACGATCACCACCGCCGACTTCGCGGTCACCGTGAACGGCACCGGCGACGTCACGATCTCCTGGTCTGGCTCGTCGACGAAGTTCCCCGCGCCCATCGCCGATCACACGGCGTACGTCACCGGCGGCGCCGCGGGGATGATCGGCGTCGAGTCGCTGACCAACAGCGTGCGCGTGCGCGTGTGCGACACCGCGGGCGCGCCCGCCAACCTCCCCTTCGTGCTTGACGTGTTCTGATGCCGGACCTCTCCGCCTTCACGGAGATCGGGCTCCTCTTCCTCGACGGCAACACGCCGCTGGCCGAGCGGATCTACGACTCGATCTGGGCGAACCTCGGCACGCAGTTCGGCCGCGACGGGCACACCGACGCGAAGGTGTACGCGTGGTCGCTCGGCATGGCCCGCGTCCTGCGCGCGTCGCAGATCGTCGAGGAGCAACTCGACCCGTCGGCGATCTACGACCTCCTGACGGCGCGCGAGCTGGAGTACGGCATCATCGTCGCGCCCACGGCCACGCTGGCCGAGCGCCGGGGCGAGCTCGCCGCGTCGATGTTCCTCGCGCGCGGCGGCACGTACGGCAACATCAGCCAGGCGCTCGCCGACATGCTCGGGAGCGCGTTCGTCGCGTACCAGACGACATCGAAGAGCATCGCGACGAGCTACCCGACGTCGCCACCGGGCCTCGCCGGAAACTTCCAGAAGCCGACGGTGAAGCGCGGGATCTACCAGATCACCGAGCCGATCATCACGACGGGCATCACCATCTCGGTCGCGTACGAGCCGATCGACGACGCGCAGCCGGCGCTGCGGTTCCACGACAAGATCGTCATCGAGCCCGAGCACACGGGCCTGGCCGAGCGCGTGACCGTGCTGTCGGGAACCACGAGCAGCAGCCTCCAGATCGCGTGCTCGCTGCCGCACACGAGCGGGTGCTACGTGACAACGGCGCCGTGGCCGCTGTGGCTCTCGACGAAGCGCTACAGCTACATCCAGCTCACGACGGCCGGCGCATACGACGCGGAGACGCGGCGCAAGGTCCACGCGCTCATGGGAAAAATGGCTCGGGGCGTGAGCACGTGGCGCATCGTCACCGACCTCGCGCCGTTCCTGCTCGACGACTCTCCGCTCGACTTCACCGCTCTCTGATCGGAACCGCATGGCCCACTTCGATCTGACTCGCGCCGGTGGCTGGATCACCGCACCGCCGAACCCGCTGCTCGCCACCGAGGTCGCCGATCTCGACCTGAAGACGTACAAGGCGATCAACGGCGACGACGGCGGCTCCTGGGCGCCCGCCGCGGCCATCGCCATCGGCGGCGCCGGGCTCGCGCTCGGCGGCAGCAATCACCAGGTGCTCAGCGGCGGCGCGGTCGTGTGGCTGAACGGCTCGCTGCTCCAGGTCAACGCCTCGGGCGCGGCGACGTTCTACTGCAACGTGGCGCTCAACGGCGGCGCGACGGTCGCCAGCGCGTACTCGCTGACGATGGCGGCGGGCTCGACGTTCACGGCGAGCGCCGGCAGCAGCGTCGGGATCCAGACCGGGAGCCACGTCACGGCGAGCTTCGACTCGTCGTGCACGGTGGTGTTCGGGTCGGGCTGCAACCTGACGGTCCACAGCGGCGCCGCGGCGGACCTGACGCTCGGCGCAGCGGCATCGTTCGCGCTGACGGGCGGGTGCACGTCGAGCATCGACAGCTCGACGACGCTGACGTGCGCGGGCACGATCGCGGTGGCCTCCGGCGGGCTCGTCAACGTCGCCAGCGGCGCGACGCTGAACATCGCCGAGGGCGGCTCGCTGACCGTCCACGACCGCGTCGCCACCGTCGGCAAGGGCCGGTGGAAGTACCGCGTGGCGACGGGCGCCGACGCCGACACCACGTACAGCGTCGACGACTACGACGAGATCCAGATCCTGTCGCTCGGCGCGGCGCGCACGTACACGCTGACCGACACGGGCGCGCAGCAGGGCGACCGCATCCGGTTCTGCTCGCAGGTGTCAGCCTACGGCGTCGACATCGTCGTGACCGGCGAGGGCACCCCGCCGACCGTGAAGGCCGGCGTGATCATGGCCGTCGAGTACACGTTCCACAGCGGTTCGTGGCGACGCTCGCACACGTCGAAGGTCTCGTAACAGGACGCAGGACCCGTTCGTCCAGATCGTGTCGTTCGGGGAGCAGAGCATCGCGCAGGCGTTGCCGTTCTTGTCCTTCCGAGCGCACTGGGCTCCTGGGTACCAGTTCTTCGCGCAGTCGTTGCCCTTCTGATCCGTCGGCCCGCAATCCGGAATGGTCGGCTTCCCCGCCGCTCCCGCCCCGCCGCCAGCCCCAGACGCCCCGCCCGCGCCTCCGGCGCCGCACACGCAGTCCGCGTAGCCCTTGCCGTCGGCGGAGCACGCCTGGGCGCCCTGCGCGCCGCCGGGGCACGCACACGCCTTCTGGTCGCCCGGGACACACCCGGTCTGCTGCCCGACCGTTCCGCCGCTGTCGCCGGAGTCGGACGCGCACGCGGCGAGGGTGAGCCCGAGAAGCAGCGCGACGCCCAAGATCTTCGTTCCCATCGCCTGAGGATACGCGGCCACCCGCCGAGATCCACCCTCGGGCTCCGCCGCCGGGAGAACCGCCATGCTGAACCGACTTCGCCGTGCTCTTGCCCAGGCCCTCCGCCGCCTGGCCGATCGAATCCACGATGGGCCCAAGCTGAAGATCCGCGTCGGCGCCAGCGTGAACGCCGACATGGGCAACGTGTCGTTCAAGGATCTTGGGATCCGATGGTGATCGGCTGCGCCACGTCCTCGGGGTCGACCTCGATCTGCTCGACGGCGATCATGCTCAGCGCCTTACATCGCTCGCAGATCATCGGCGCCATCACCCACAGCGTCGAGCGAACGCCTGTCTCGGTGAGCGTTCTTGCCGGAAGAAGAACGACGCCTTCGAACGTCAGGCTCGTCTCGTCGCGGTCCTCGCCAGGCATCAGGCAGAAGCGGCAGCGTCCCATGTGGGCGGCCCGACGTCCCCAGGCGATGACCATCTCGCGCGTGATTCCGCTCACCCTCATCCGGTGAGCGTACGCACGGCCCACGTGCCTCGGTAGCTGCGCGCACGCGCAGTGGAGAGGCGACTCAGCACCCCGGAGCCTCATGGCCACAACGCCGACCCTCCGCGCCAAGCTCGACGCTGGCGCCTGGACCACGGGCGCCATCACGGCGACCTACA